TAACGAGCGCACACAAAACGCAGAACAAAATTTAACTCCAGAATTAGAAAATCAAACATGGATATTAAAGTGGTCTGTAACTGATAAAACAACAATACAGATTCAAGAGTATGATAATCAAAAAGCAGGTGAAGCAAGATTAGAACGAAACTTTTTGCTTACTGACTCAGACTGGACGCAAGTGGCAGACTCGCCAGTAGATCAAGCAGCATGGGCGGCATATCGTCAAGCTCTACGGGACATACCTTTACAAAAAGGTTTTCCTAACACAGTTAATTGGCCTATAGAACCATAGAAAAGAAGTAGAGGAACAACAGAATGGAAGACCGATTAAGCAGAGTTGAGAAGAAGATTGACACACTCCAAGAAGCTATCGTGTCATTGGCGCGTGTTGAAGAAAGACTTGTCACTGTGTTTAATCGGCAGTCCCATATAGAGACTAAAGTGGACGCTATAGAGAATAAGATGGACACCTTATCTGAAAACATGGCTAGCGCTAGAACAATGGAGCGTCTGATCTGGGTAGTTATTGTTGCAGGCATAAGCGCTGTCTTTACATACATAGGAAACTAAGATGACCTATTTAGAACTAGTAAATGGTGTTCTACGAAGGCTGCGAGAGAATCAAGTAGACACTGTTGCTGAAACAAGTTACTCAGTGTTGATTGGTGATTTCGTCAATGACGCTAAGCAGCTAGTAGAGGACTCACACAGTTGGTCTGCACTACGTACAGCCATTGACATCAGTACAGTGTCAGGTACGTCTGTGTACGCTCTAACAGGGGCAGGACAGGACGTAGAAGTCAGAGAAGCAATGAACACATCTAGTAACGGACGACTGAATACACAGAATCGTAGTTACATGAATAAATATTACAGGATTAACACTCCCCTGTCTGGTACGCCTAATGAGTTTGCATTTAGCGGGACAGACGATAATGGAGACATTACAGTTCAGGTTTATCCGTTACCGAATGGTATTTATAACCTTTACTTTGACGCTTTTGTACGTCAACCAGACCTGACTGAGGATGCAACAAGACTGAAAGTACCCTACAACCCTGTACTGCAACTGGCTCTAGCTATGGCACTGCGTGAACGTGGTGAGACAGGTGGTCAATCAGCAGCTGAGCAGTTTGCTATTGCTGACGCTGTACTGTCTGATGCTGTTGCTTTTGATGCCAACAAGTACGAAGAAGATATATTATTCACGGCAGTATAGGAGCTTAAATGGCACAACAATTACAAAGCATCACTATTACTGCTCCGGGATTTGCAGGCATCAATACACAAGATGCTCCACTAGCTCAAGAGCCTAGCTTTGCTGCTGTAGCGGATAACTGCGTCATTGACAAAGAAGGCAGGATAGCGTCACGTAAAGGCTATACCGTCTTAAACACCAATGATGTACTTGATACGTCAGCGGGCATTGAGTCTATGGGTGAGTTTGTTGCTAATGATGGAGATACTATTTTCTTCTCAGCAGGAAACAATAAAGTCTTCTCAGGCACTACCACGCTAACCGACCTGACTCCTGCGGGATATACCATTACCGATAACAATTGGAAAATGGTCAACTTCAACAACTCAATGTATTTCTTTCAGCGTGGATACGAGCCGTTAGTTTACAAAGCTAGCACAGGGGTGTTTGACCCTATGTCTGCTCATGGACACGCTACAGGCACGCCGCCGCAGGGTAACGAGTGTTTAGCTGCGTTCGGTCGTCTTTGGGTGGCAGACTTTACGGACAACAAATCTACTATCTATTGGTCTGATCTGTTAAACGGCTCACATTGGACAGGAGGCTCAACAGGCTCGATTGACATTACTAACTTTTGGCCTACAGGTTACGACACCATTACTGCTCTAGCGGCTCACAATGGCTTCCTAGTTATCTTTGGACGTAACTCTATTGTCATCTACTCAGGTGCGGACAGCCCTGCTAATATGACTCTATCAGACACTATCTCTAACGTAGGTTGTGTGTCTAGGGATGCTGTAGTGTCTACTGGCAAAGACTTGATCTTCTTAGATGACTCAGGTTTACGCAGCCTGTCTAGAACAATACAAGAGAAGTCAGCCCCAATTGGAGACATCTCTAAGAATGTAAATAATGACATTAAATCTTTGTTTGCAGTAGAAACTGGCAACATTAAGATGCACTACTCTCCTCGTGAGGCGTTTGTGTTGCTTAACTTTCCTGTGCTTGGGGTTGTTTACGCATTTGATACACGTTTTCCACTACAAGACGGCAGCTACAGAGCTACAACATGGTCACACATGAGTCCTTTGTGCTTTACCAGTACGTCAATAGACAAGCTGTACATAGGCGTATCTTCCGGTGTTGCTGAGTACACAGGCTACACTGATAACGATACAGGGTATTTGTTGAGTTACTTTAGTCACCCACTGAGCTTTGATAGCACATCAAATTTAAAGTTCTTGAAGAAGATTAACCTGACTACGTTTGACGGTGCAGAAGCAACAGTGGTGTTGAACTGGGCTTACGACTACTCAGGCTCATACACTAAGCAAGCCTACGTACTGCCTAAGTCTAACGTGGGCCAGTACAACATCTCAGAGTTCAACACAGAGGCTGAGTATTCTTCGTCTATAGCGCTTATCAATCGTCAGAAGATTAACGCCAGTGGACAAGGCACTGTAGTCGCTGTTGGTGTTGAGACAACAGTAGAAGGCAAGTCTATAGCTATACAAGAGCTTAACATACACGCATTACTAGGAAGGATTGTTTAATGAGTAACTACACTAAGCTAACTAACTTTGCAGCTAAAGACGCTCTTGTTAGTGGCAACCCTGCTAAGGTTATTAAAGGTTCAGAGGTTGGCGCTGAGTTTGACTCTGTTGCTGTTGCGGTGAATAGCAAGGCAAACACCGCATCTCCTACGTTTACAGGCACTGCTACATTTGATGGACTAACCGCTACAGGCACTATTGCCCTATCGACTGTTGACGGTGGCACGTACTAATGACACTGACTGAGGCTAAGCAGACGTTAATGCTTGAGCTAGTCAGGGCTACAGCAGGTAACTATAACGTAGAGGAGTTGCTAGAGCTGTACTACTTTATGATCGAACCTGAAGAAGATATAAAGCCTACACTAACGGTTTTGAAGAGAGGAGAGTAGAATGAGTCACTTTTCTACATCTTTTATTGCAGAAGCAGTAGATAAAGGTTGGAAACTACAACAAGAACTGGTATACTATTCAGACCTTCTTGGCAAGACAATAGTTGTGCCTAAAGGTTACTTTACAGACCTAGCCAGTGTACCGCAGATTATGCAGGTTATCGTACCTGTCGCTAATGCTAAGAATAGGAAAGCTGCTGTTGTTCATGATTACTTATGTACACACGGTGTAGAGTTAGAGATTGTAGCAGACCAGAAACAAGCTGACAAGGTGTTTAGAGAAGCATTACGTGTTTTAGGTTTGGGACGGGTTAGGTCAGGCGCACTGTACTACCCAGTTAGGACATTTCAATGGATAACAGGATGGTTTAAATGAAGGCATTACTAGTAACACTAGCAGCACTGACACTAGCCAGTTGCACACAGTTAAACAGTCTTGAAATTACACCAGACGACAACGCTATGGCGTGTCTTAGGGGCAACACGAACGCTGCCGGAGCTGTGCTTGGGGCTAATGTTTCAGGAATCACCGTTGAGCTTCCCGCCCAAGTCGACACTTCAGGATGGACGGCTGACGATTGGAAGACACTAGCTGAGCTTTGCGACTAAGGAGTTAATGTATGGGTACTACGGTAGCGCCACAAGCAAGCAGCATTGCAGGTTCAATAACTTCTTACGGCAAGTCAGGCTTGGGTAATCTTGGCGGTATGCTTGTTGATTTAAATTCGCTTTACAATTCTGTTGGCGATAGCGGCGGTGTTATGGCTGCTGCTAACGACCGTAATAACGGCAACATAGGCGCAGGCGTTACTGACAACGTAGACCCTAGCAAAGCCCCTAAAAAAGACATCTCTGCTTCAAAACTAGATGCTGTTATTAAAAGAGGCGACGAAATACGCAATTCTACTATGTCTAACGAAGACAAAAAAATTGCTTTAAGTGAGTTATTAACAGCTGAGGGTATTCCACACGATCCTGCAAGTATTGACCCTAAATATGGTAATACAGACAAATTTGGGTTGTTGTCTAAGCGTGTTAACGTTATTGATGATACTTCATCAGCAGCGGCAGCAGCGGCAGCAGCGGCAGCAGCAGCGGCAGCGTCAACATCAGCTGCTAGTGGTGGTGCTATAAGCTCATCAGACGCAGTAACAGGAGCGTCAAACGGCGGTACTATTGCTGCTGTACAGGATGCTGTAGCAGCAGATAAAGCCGCCTCAGAAGCCGCAGCAGCATCAGACCTCTTAGGAGGCTCTCTAGGAGGCGATAGCGACTTAACAGGGGATGTAGACAACATAGCCTCTACCGTTGCGTCAGAAGCCACAGGTGGCCTAAAAGCAGGTGATGTAGTTACAGATGATCGTATTGTTGGTGACTACGAATATGTGTATGACGCAGAAAACAATGTTTTTCACTATTCTCCTTTTGACTATGAAGGAAACAGAACATATACAGGTCGGACAGTAGATGCTAGTACAGTAGGCGGGTTTGACCCTGATGGAGTAACTACAGGCACTACTAAAGGTCTTATGTTTGATGCTGCTACTGGAAATCTTGTTGTTGAGCATTCAGGCGATGCTAGTAACGATACTAAAGACACAGACACAACAGACACAGGCGGTGATAATACATCAGGTATTACTATAACCTTAGGCGGTGACGGCTTACTAGGTGGTTCTAGCGTTATAGATACTAGCGTCATGGGGCCGTTCCAGACACAAGCTGATGTTGTCGTTGATGATGACGTTGTCGTTGATGATGACGTTGTCGTTGATGATGACATTGTCGTTGATGATGACGTTGTCGGTGATGATGACATTGTCGGTGATGATGACATTGTCGGAGATGATGACATTGTCGGTGATGATGACATTGTCGGAGATGATGACATTGTCGGAGATGATGACATTGTCGGTGATGATGACATTGTCGGTGATGATGACATTGTCGGTGATGATGACATTGTAGGAGATGATGACATTGTT